TGAAAACAAGTCTAGGCTTTTCCGTAAACTCATCTACCTGTAGGCGTCTGTGTATTTCGTTCTTACCTGAGATGCGTGATCCTCGTGAACGATCTGATGGACGCCAGCGACAACCCTTCATAATCATTTGTTCAGCAAGACTAGGACCAGAATCCCCTCTGTTGTGCCACAAAGATGAGTCAAGTACTCCATAGCGTATGTTACCATCATCTTTCTCAGCGTCAAGTATCATATCAGCTAAGTCAGTAGCTGTAACCTTAGAGCAGTACATCTCCCGATACACAACCAGTTGCTCTTCTGGTGATACAGCAAACCACAGAACCCCAGTGTAGCTGCCATAACCATAGTCACACGCTCTAAACTTCACCCAACCAGCAGGGATTTGGAAGTCATCAATGACGTGTATACTACGGTTAAACTCAGGGAAAGCAGCCCCTTCGTTAATATCCCAGTTACCCTCTAGAAGCTGCTTACGCTGATGCTCTGGTAAAGACAGTAGCATAGCCTCATAGTCACCGCCCTCAGAGAGGTAAGGATTGTCAAACAAACTAGCAGGAATAAACCTACGCTTAAATAGAGGTTGACCCTCTTTACTGTGGCCCTTAGGGTAGCGGATAGTCTCACCAGTCTCTACACTTGTAGCCCAGTAAGCTGTGTTAGACGGTGCAGGGTCGATAAACATCTTCTTAACCCAAGAGTGTCCTGCTCCGCCTGGGTTGGTTGTTCCTCGCATATACAAACCAAGCTTGTTGGAGTGTGCACTACGAAGACGTGATCTCATATAATCCCAAGCGTAAGGGCTAGACCATTGTGTAAGTTCATCGAAGCCAATCCAGTTAAAGGCCTGCCCTTGATAACGGGTAACGTCAGTATCTTTGTCAAGATAAGACATCCACAAACGTCCGCCTTGAGGAGAAGTCCACTGAGACTTACGCTCTGACCACTTGATTCCTGGGATAGCACGAGGATACAACTCCTGACTCTTCTGGATTAGTTCACGTAGTTCTTCAGTAGTGTGACGTACAAGTAGCCCACTGAAGTTAGGGTCATTCAACCCGTGTAGCGGATCTGCCAACATAGCGTATGACTTACCACCACCCGCTGCACCACCGTAAAGTACTTCACGCTCTGATGCAGATAAGAAGTCAGACTGTGGACCAGGATTAGGCTTGAACACAATGTCCTGTGCAACTTCTACATCAAAAGGCTCAGCCTTAACTTCCGCTGGCACTGTCCTCTTCGTCTCGGAGGGTGTAGTAACCTGTGTTGTGCTTTTCGAGTCTTTCGATTTCTTTAAGCGCTTTTTCGAGCCTTTGGGCAAGCTGGCGCTTAATTGCAGATGCTTTTTTACGTCTTCGCTCAACTTCTATTCGCTTTCTTAGACCCATATGAGAGATACTGCGGCCTGTCTGAGTTGTCAGCCAGTTTGCCACTTCTCTGTAACTGTATTGCTTGAGGTGCTTCTTTGCAAGCGCTAAAGCATCTAGCTCTTCAGGTATGGGCAGGAACAGTTGAGAGTTGTCTGGGTCTACGTAGTAACCAAACGGAACCATCCTTGCTGTAACACGTACAATAGGGTGGTACTCTTTCTGTTCGCCTTTCTTGGGCTTGGGTAACTCCCAGAAGCCTAGATCTCTTTTATAGTCGTATTGTGCCACAGTTACTCGTTCTTACCGTCCTTAGGTGGTAGATAGAAGATACCGCCACCAGATGATGAAACATCTACCTTATCTACTTTACCCAGCCCTGCACGATCAAGTAAATCTTTAGCTGCAGCCATTTTGTCTTTAATGCCAAGTTCCGTAGGATCGTACAAAGCTTGCACCATAGCCATCGCAGCCTTGGGGGCAGTACGAGCAAAGTACGTGCGAGTACCTTCAGCGATCTCATCCTTAAGCGACTCAACAATGAGCCTAGTCGGTGTATTATCACTATATCCTGCCAGTTTCTTGGCTACAACTACATCGCCGCCAGCCTCATCAAAGAGTACTTCAATGAACTTCTGTTGGTTCTCTGTTAAGTTACGTGCCATGTTGTTTCCTTACAATGGGTTGTCTACTAAAGAGTCATAAGCTTTCCAGATGTCATCAATCTCTGTTTGATACTCATCTATCTTGTCGCCAATGCTATCTGTAATAGTCGTACTCTTCTCTACTTGGCTTCTTAAGTCAAGCAGTGTCTTCTGTTGCTGCAGTATAGTCTGCATTTGTGTACTAATCTCTGCAAGTTTAGCGTTTAAACCTCTAACATCATTGTCTGAGACAGCCTGTTCTAATGTTTGAATACGAGAACCTAGTGCACCAGCCTTAGCGTTAAAGCTTTGTGATTCCTCTACTACTACAGCAATACCACCCTCTACTGCATAGAAACGCTGTAGCGTGTCGTATGAATAGTAGATACCCCCGCTAAGAGAACCTAGCAGAGGCAAGGCGGCAGCTACGTACCAACCCTTAAAGGTGAATCCACCTACTTTTAGTTCAGTGTTTTCCAAGTTACATCCCTGCTATTGGAGTGCCGTTCTGTTGCATGTAGGCATTAGCGCCATAAATGTCATCTGCATTCTTCATATCACCTGTTAGATAACCAGACCAACCTGTACCTGCATCAGCCCACGTGATTACAAACTCATCTGCTGCTTGTGTATATGTGATAGCTGTGTAGTTACCTGCAACCAAGTTATTCTGTGCAGTATACGTATCAATGCTTGCTGTTAGTTCTGTGTTGTTAGCTGCAGCCATAAACGCACCAGCCTGCTGTGCATACTTCTCTACTTGTTCTACAGAGTTGTTGTATGTAGCAACTTCTGAAGCTTGGATAGTGTATTCGTCTGTGGCTAACATACCCTGCAAAGCAACTTGCTCTGGCTTGGTGTCTGCCTCTGCAGCAATAGCTGATACTGCTGTAGCAGTGGCTAGAACAGAGGTAGCAGACGTCAGGAGATCTACTGCTAGTGTTAGTTGATTCATAGCGGCTGTATGTTCTTGTGTGAACAACTGTTTAGCGTCTGTAGCCGTGGCGTAGTCGTGAGCTACTACTTTATCCAAGGCAGCTTTGTATGCGAGGTATTGCGCATCAGTAATCTTAGCACCTTCTAGAGCATCATCAATGATGACTTTACCTACAGTAGCATAACCTACAGAACCATTAACGAGCTGTCCCGATGCTAAGAGACGGTTGTTCATCAGGTCTATTGTCCCTTTGAGTTCCGTTATCTTCTGCTGGCCCGTCTGGTTGTACTCTTCTGCGAGTACTCCTGAACTGCTCACTAATAGAGCGAGTGTCCCTGCTGTTAGTAGTAGTTGCTGCTTTAGCGACTTCATCTGTTAAATCCTCTCCGATACGTAATAGGGCATCCCAGTACGTCTTGTTTTCCTTGTACCCTACAATAAACGCATCAGGGTTGCTTCTGTACTTAGTTACTGCGTCTTGCCCCATAAGTAGCTTACCAGTTACGACATCCAAGATAGGACACGGTGTAGATGCTAATATCATAGCCTTGAATACGTTGGGGTCATCACAGAGGACACTGATTGCAGACACCTGAAGGCCTAAACCCCCAACTTGCTGCGGTGCCCCTAGTAAGCGGCTATTCTTTCTACGGTTACAGGATGCATCTTGAGACATACCCCCTGTAGAAACACCAATGACGCTTAGTTGTATACCTACTGATGTGGGCATTAAGCAAGAATCGTTACCACCGCCGCCCATCATAGTCGGAGCTATGCTTGACATAACAGGAGCGGCACTACCTGCACCCGTAGCATTGTAGTTATTAGTAACAGCTTCACTTGTGTTATTGCTGTCTACATTAGAATCTTGGTAGTTATTACTGAAGTCACCTGCAAGATCATTGGCGTAAACGATAGCTGTCCACCAGACCAGTATAATAGGTACCCAGATAAGACACTGTATTAGGTTATACCTACGCATTACTCACTGCATTCTTCAGCTAAGACATCAAACAGCGCAGGATCAAGACACATAAGCTTAAGTGCCGCTTCGCTCTGTCCTATGTAAGATAAAGTCTGTGCATCTAAGTTTCGCTGACACTTAGCATTGCCTATAGGGCATGACAAAGGCATAACTACTGAAGAGTTGCTACAAGCAGTAGTTATACCTGTCAAAACAACGAATGCAAGACCTAATTTACTGCGTCTTAATGCGGTGTCTGATTTCGCCACGTGTTAGTCCTATGTCTTTCAGGTCACGGTCTGTCAAACTAGACAAGATAACGTACTCTGCTTTACGCTGTTGCGCCTCTTGTACTGCAAGTACGATATTGGCGATCCAAGCTTTTAGTTTTTCTAACATGTTGTATATTCCTATGTATATACGAAGCAACGAATTGTCACTTCAACGTACATAGTTATATGCAAGTAGGTCCAGACTAGAACTGCTGGTTAGGAATACCCGCTATGCTTATCCTACAGGGCTAAATAGCTCTGTTACAGTGATAATGGTGTCTAGGTGGCCTGCACTAGCAGGAGTTACTGTAATCTTGTCACCAGGCTGCAGAATAAGGTCAATGTCACGGAAACTTAGGTAGTCACCCGCTGCAATGTTCTTACCCTTGAGGAAGTGTGAAGAATACGTGTCAGCAGCTACATACCAAGCTACCTCAACATCAGTATTACCATTACTACCGTTAACTACATGGATAAAAGTTACCTCTGCAGTACAGTTAGGCGGACAAACGTACACGTCTTCTGTAGTGGTACCAGTGTTGTGACCCCATACAGACTTCATCCGTGCCGATTTGCTTAGGTAACTAAGTGACATTAGACTTCCTTAGCTGGCTTCTTAGCCTTCTTAGGCTTAGCCTTAGGAGTAGCCTCAGCAATACGACAAATCTCAGTAACATTAGCGTCTTTGCTCTGTACGTTACCGTAGTTGTCTTCGCCTGCTGATTGGTTGCCCATAGCATCCCAAACATAGCCGTGCTCATCTACACGGTAGCCTGCTGCTTCTAGTTCAGTCTGGTACTTGTGATAAAACTTCATTTCTTCTTTCCTGCTTTAGCGTTACGAGGGAAACTACGGTTCTTAGCCTTTGTAGTGACCGCTAGGTTAGACTTCTTGTTGTTCTTAGGGTTGCCGTCCTTGTGGTGGACATCCTTGCCGTCACCCTTCTTAACAGCGCCACCCTTAGCCATAGTAGCACGAGCAGAATTACGTGATGCACGTTTCTTCACTTGAGCAGGCTTGCCTTGGTAGTTGGCATATTCTTTTTTGTAATCACGGGGCATCAGCGTATGGCCTCTTTCTATCAGGGTCTAATACATCTTGACGCTTCAACATACCCTCAAGGTACATAGCACGTTCAACATGATCCAGGGTGTACTTAACTCCAGTGTCAGCCTCTATAGCAGCACGTACATAGAATACGTCACTGCGAGGGATGTGTACACGTTGGAAGGCTCGGCTATCATTAGCAGCTAGAGCAGAGTAAAACTCTTCAATAACGCTTTCTGATGCATGTAGTTGTACTCGGCTCATTAAAGATGTCAACACGAATGATTAAAGGAGGGGTTTAGGTATGTGCCGCAAACTACGTATGAGGAGTTTTGAGGAGAGAGAGAGTGTCACAGAGTTTACACGACACATACCATGAGTAACACAAAGGAGGGAGAGGAACTCATGTATTACTTAACCATAAGTGTAATACGAATGTAATAGAGTGTCAACACAGTAGAGTATTACTCTTAGAGCAACGCTAACCTTTGTGTATACTAGAAATAAGCAATACGAATGAGATAGTGTTACTGTAGAGTATTACTCTTAGAGTTAAAACTCTTCCTATGTCCACTGATCTCTTTGTAACACTCTCTATCTAAGTATTACTCTTTCTTAGTTATTACTTTATTTATTAGTTTTAACTTAAAGAGTGTTACTCTCTACTCTCTATTGATAGTTATAAGAAATGCAAAAGAGGGGTCAACCCCTAAAGCGACAGCGGCTCTCGTATTACACTAAAAAGTGATGTAACTGTAACATACTGTAACATATCGTTACCTCATAATAGTGTACTACTCTCAACTGGCCTTACTTTACTAGCCGTAATAGGTCCAGTTCGGACATAATAGGGTATACATCCTGTAAAACACCCCTGGCTGTACATGAATGCAGAAACACCCCTGTATTGCAGGGCACAAAAAAGCACTTCTGTGTAGATATACATATACACACTACCGCATACCCCCTACTGGCCCACGCCTACCCCCCTTTGGTGGTACTATAATACCTCTTTTCAGGGTGTGTTGTGTTTTATGGTGTTCGATAGGGTGTAAAGCATTGTTTTTGTTGTGCTTTTATACTGATATAAGATCAGTGAATACCCAAATAGGGCGTAAATAAGGCACTAATTGAACGGGTGTTCAGTTAACCATAACGGATGCACTAAACTCACAAAGCTTTCCAATATAGTATACCCCTAAACTACTTTGACAATAATAGTTTAACGCTAAACTACTTTGACCTGTTGTTGTTGCTTGTTCGCTGTTACTGCCTTGATCAATACTATCACGCCCTACTGTTTCAAGTTGTACCCATTCAGACAGAACCAATACAATGGTATGCAATGGTATACCGCCAAGCGTTTTGACCAGCCAAACGCCATAACTTTTTTTGCTAGTATATAGTATAACCCTAATCCGCCCTATGTAATGTTATAACATAACAACAACCTGACCTGCTTTGGTGATTCGTTTTTAGGGTGGTTCGCTTGTGATTTGGCTATGATCACGCCGCTATTCTATGTGAAACAATGGCAAGCAATGCAAAAACAGCAACTTTTATCATGTTGTAACCTGTTGAAAACATTACATAACCAATATTAATCTGCAAAAGGTGTATCTTTTTACTTGTACTCTTTCTTGGTTTAGTTTCTAAGTTGTTCCATCGAACGGCACAACGGACTAGCCAAACGATACGGGTTCAAACCTAAGCATCACGGAACGGGCGGCGAAGCCCATGAGATGGCGGCGATGGTTTAACTTATGAGGGGATTAGTCACCCCAACGTTGTTTGACATTGTTGGCGGGATAGCAATATCCCATTCAATCCACCTAGGGGTAACCCGATAATGGTAGTTAATATATAAGTGCAGCGACACTTGTAAGACGCATAAGCGCATAGGGATGAAGTTGCTGCATCAATATTTTAACCTAATGAGGACTAATATCATGGCAAACTATAAGCTTATCGGCGTGGGTACAAACGCAAAGACTGTTAAAGGTGACGGCTCAGAATACCTAACTGGCATTGTATACATGACGCCTTACAAAGTTATGGTCGATAATAAATGGTATAACTCCTGTAGCATGGCGGTGTTGGCTGGATGCATTGAGGGGTGTTTAAACGAGGCTGGTAGGGGCGCTATGCATTGCGTACAAGCTGCACGTGCCAGAAAAGCTGAATGGTTTTATCGTGATCGTGACGGGTTTATGCGTCAACTTATGCAAGATATTGCTAAGTTTCAAACGTACTGCAACAAGCGTGGTATTCAGCCTGTTATTCGTTTGAATGGTACAACTGACATACGTTGGGAATTGATCAAGCTGGATGGCTTAACAATCTTTGAGATGTTCCCACGTGTTTCATTCTATGATTACACAAAGATAGCAAACCGCAACACGTCACACATACCTAACTACCACCTCACGTGGTCCTACTCGAATGCATCGCCTAAGTATGCGGCCATGATGCAAACGGCTCTTGATCGTGGTATGAACGTGGCAACGGTATTTCGTAAAGCTTTCGACTATGCCAACACGTGGATGGGCTTGCCAGTTATCAATGGCGATGCGGATGACCTTCGTATCTTAGACCCTAAGGGCGGGCACATTGTGGCGCTATACGCTAAGGGCAAGGCCAAGCGTGATACGTCTGGTTTTGTAGTAGACGCATAAGGATTGTTTTATTGGTGGCACCCTGTCGGGGTGTCACTAGATAAACCAAAACCTAAGCAAAGGATTACAATCATGAAGTATGTAACATGGAATCAATTCAGTGCCGCATCAATTAAGCAAGCGGAACAAAGAAAACAAAAACTAGAAATAGAAGGTTGGTGCTTGGTTCACTCAACTGCAGGCTGTTTAACATATCAAAAGAAAGGTTAAGACAGTGGAAATAACCCCAATTAAAAACGAAAACAATGTGACGGTTTACCATGTTGTAGACGACGGATGCATCCAAGAGTTTTGGACGTATAAAGAGGCGCAAGAATACGTGGCCTATGTAGAAACATTAGGAGAATAAGACAATGGACGTTACTCAATACGTAGAAGATAATCGCCTATATTTCTGGTCAACTATTGGCCACCCTGATACGGGGCGAGGTGAGGAAACGCAGTTTGAGTGTGATATGGGGCAGACCCCTATCGGTGGCAAGGGAGAGTGTATCATACTTAGAGGGGTGCACATGGGTGAAACAAGATGGTTCCCGTGGCTCAGTCTTAACACCCTATGGGAACAACAACAGGAAGGTAACGACGATGAGTAATCGCAACAAGTTAAAGCTTAAGAACGGCGCACGTCTAATACTATCACAAGTATTTCCACACCCTTTGGATCATTATTTGCATCACGTTCTATGCGAATACAATGGGCAGTTTGTGGTATGGGTTCACAACACAACGTGCGGTGGCTGTTATGAGGGCGGCTATTGGACTACGTTCGAAAAAGCATCCGATGACTTCTTTGAATGTGTTGAAAAGCAATGGGGACCAGCCTTTGCGTATAACTTAAAAAGCAAAATGGAGGTGACAGCATGACACTATCACATAAACGCAAAGAACGTATGCGCAAGCAACGCAATCAATCAATCCGCTGGTTTGTACAGGATACCGCCGCCCTACTTATCGTGGCTGCGGGTGTTTACACTATTGGCATTCTCTTAATAGGTATCGGGGAGGTATTACTATGAGCAAGGGTA